AAATGAAAGTCATCAAGACCCGCAACGTACAACAGGCCCTCCCGGAGGCCCTGTATCAACTGTCCTTCGAGGGCGTTCGCCGCGAGTCCCGCAACGGACCCGTGATCATGTTCCCGGAGCCGGTCACGACCGTGTACGCCCGCCCCGCGGAGCGCGTTCTGTACTGGGCGGACCGCGACGCCAACCCGTTCTTCCACCTGATCGAAAGCCTCTGGATGCTGGACGGTCGCAATGACGTGGAATCGGTCGCCCGGTACGTGGAGAACATGCGCAACTATTCCGATGACGGGGTGACGTTCCACGGGGCCTACGGGTTCCGCTGGCGGCGTCACTTCTTCGAGGACCAGCTGCCCAAGATCGTCCGCGCGCTTCAGGCGAACCCGGATGACCGCCGCCAGGTCCTGTCGATGTGGGACGCCGAAGCCGACCTGGGCCGCCAGGGCAAAGACCTGCCTTGTAACCTTCAGGCCGTTTTCCAGATCGCCTGCGACGGGCGGCTGGACATGACCGTGACGAACCGCTCCAACGACATCATCTGGGGGGCCTACGGCGCGAACGCCGTTCACTTCAGCTACCTCCACGAGTTCGTGGCGCGCGCGGTCGGGGTCGAGCAGGGCGTGTATCGTCAGGTGTCGGCCAACTTCCACGCCTACGTCTCCGTGCTGGAGAAGGTCCAGGACCTCGCGGACGCGGTGGACCCGCTCCTGCCCGCGGACCTTCGCTGGCTGGGCAAGGACCCCTACGCCTCCGGCGAGGTCGAGCCCTACCCGCTGATGAGCACGCCGTGGGAGGAGTGGCTGGCGGAGCTGAACATGTTCATGAGCGAGCCGGACGCCGTGGGCTTCCGTGATCCGTTCTTCCGCCGGGTCGCCATCCCGATGGCCCGGGCGCACGCCCGCTTCCGCCAGCGCACCGATCCGGCCCGCTTCGAGCGCGCCCGGGAGGAGCTGGAGAACGTCGCCGCGTCCGATTGGAAGATGGCCGCCCAGCACTGGATCAACCGCCGCGAAGCCGCGTACAACGAACGCAAGGCCCGCGCCCAGGACGATGGGGTGGCGTATGAATGACCGTCTGCTGACTCAGATTCGCGCGACCCGCGAGGCCGGGACGGTTCGGCGCTGTCACATCGTCCCCCACCACGGCCAATACAATATCGCCCAGCACAGCTACGGCGCGGTGAGCCTCCTGCTGCTGCTCCACCCGGAGCCGTCGCTGAACCTGATCAAGGCCGTCCAGTGGCACGATGTCGGGGAACGCTGGTTGGGTGATATGCCCGCCCCGGCGAAGTGGTCCAACCCGGAGCTGGGGGCGGTGTACGAAGCCGCGGAGGAGCGCGTGCTGAAGACCCTGGGCCTGCTCCCGGACCTCACGGAGGAGGAAGTCAACTGGCTGAAGGCGGTCGATACCCTGGAACTGCTCCTGTGGTGCCGGGAGGAAGCCGCCTTGGGCAACGCGACCGTCACCCCGATGCTCCGGGCATGCGTAGGCGTGACGGAGAAGCGCGCCCAGGACGGAACCCTGCCGGAGCCGGTGCGTGCGTTCTACGTGGCGGAAACGCAGCGGGAGCACCAGCGGCTTTCGGACTTCTTCGAGGAGGTCCTGCGCGATGGACTTGGAGAAGCTGAAGCGTGATTGGGCGGAGGACCCGCAGCTGAAGTTCTACGCCTTCGACCGCGTGGAGGACCTTGCGGAGCACTTGCGCAAGGTCCACACCGATATGATGCGGGGCGAGCACGGGTGTTTTGGCTATTTGTACCGGCAGCAAACGCTCCGGCTACAGGAATTGAGGAAGGAGTTGGACAATGTCCGAAGTAAACAACAAGCAGATCGGCGGTGACCACTACCGCGCGCCGATTCAACACTGGGACTACGTGGAGCACAACGGCCTACGCTACCTGGAGGGCTGCGCGACGAAGTACGCGACCCGCAACCGCAAGAAGCACGAGGACCCGACCCAGGACCTTCAGAAGGCCGTCCACTACGTGGAGAAGCTACAGGACCTCCACCGCAACGGCGTGATCGAGCCCCGCACGGCCCCGACCCCGTTGAGCCCGGAGGACTTCGCCCGGGCGAATGACCTGACGCCGAACGAAGCCGAAGTGGTCCGGGCGCTGACCTTCTGGGAAGCCGACCCGGAGCTGACGGCGACGATTGCGCTGTTGAACCGGATGATCGAGGAGGCGAGAAGCTGATGCAATTCCCTCTGTTCACGACCGTCCAAAGCAACTGGACGCCGCCCGACCTGAACGCCCTCCCCTCCTGGGAGGGGGCCAAACGGGTCGCCATCGACTGCGAGACGCGGGACCCGGACCTCAAGAAGCTGGGGCCGGGGGCGGGCCGTCGCCCGAACAGCTACATCACCGGCATCAGCTTCGCAATCGAGGACGGCCCCGGCGGCTATTTGCCGATCCGACACGAAGGCGGCGACAACCTCCCGGTGGAGGCGGTCCTGCGCTACTTCCGGGACCAGGCCAAGGTGTTCACCGGCGACATCGTGGGGGCGAACCTGCCCTATGATCTGGACTTCCTGGCCGGGGACGGGATCGAGTTCAGCCGCGCCCGGTTCTTCCGCGACATCCAGATTGCGGACCCGCTCATCTGCGAACTCCACGACAGCTACTCCATGCAAGCCATCGCCCAGCGTTGGGGCTTCGACGGCAAGAACGAAGCGATGCTGCGCGCGGCGGCGAGTGACTACAAGATCGACCCGAAGAAGGACATGTGGAAGCTGCCGGCCCGCTTCGTGGGGGCCTACGCGGAGGAGGACACCCGACTGCCGTTGAACATCCTCCGTCGCCAGGAGCGCGAGATTGATGACCAGGACCTGTGGAGGGTCTATGATCTGGAATCGCGCCTGCTCCCGGTCCTCACGAAGCTGCGCCGCCGGGGCGTTCGGATCGACACCGACCGCCTGGAGCAGATCGAGCGTTGGGCCTACGCGAAGGAAGCCGAAGCCCTGGCCCGGGTCCGGGCGGCGACCGGGGTGAAGATCGCGGTGGGGGACGTGTGGAAGCCGGAAGCCCTCGCCCCGGCGTTGGAGTACATCGGCATCCGCCTCAACAAGACCTCCACCGGCAAGCCCTCCATCGACAAGGAGCTGTTGGGAAGTATCGACCACCCCGTGGCCGAAGCCCTGGAGCGGGCGCGGAAGGTGAACAAGCTGCGCACCACTTTCGCGGGATCGGTCCGCGATCACATGATCAACGGTCGCATCCACTGTACGTTCAACCAACTCCGCAAACAGAAGGACGATGAGGAGGGGACGGCGGGCGCGGCCTACGGTCGGTTGTCCTGCCAGAACCCGAACCTACAGCAACAACCGGCGCGGGATGACTTCGCGCCGATGTGGCGGGCGATCTATCTGCCGGAGGAGGGGGAGCTGTGGGCCTCCAACGACTATTCGCAGCAGGAGCCGCGGATGGCGGTTCACTACGCCTGCCTGGCCCGCGACCTGATTGGTCAGCACGCCTGGCAATCGGCTATCGCCGCCCGGGACGCCTACCGCAACGACCCGAACACGGACAACCACCAGATGATGGCGGATATGGCCGGGATCAAGCGCAAGGACGCCAAGGAGATTTACCTGGGCCTGTCCTACGGTATGGGCGGCGCGAAGATGTGCCGGAAGCTGGGCCTGCCGACGATGATGGCGGTTCGCGGCCCGCGCTTCCAGCTGTTCGACGTGAACAGCCCGGAGGGCAAGCGCCTGGTCGAGGAGGGCGCGCGCCGGTTCGAGGCCGCGGGACCGGAAGGCCAGCGCCTCCTGGACACGTTCGATAGCAAGGTGCCGTTCGTCAAGAAGCTGGCGAAGGCTTGCGAGGCCCGGGCGAAGGCCGTGGGCTACATCACCACGCTGTCGGGCCGTCGCTGCCGGTTCCCGAAGGACCGTGACGGGAACTTCGACTGGACCCACAAGGGCCTGAACCGCCTGATCCAGGGCTCCTCCGCCGACCAGACGAAGGCGGCGATGGTCGCCTTGGACGCGGCGGGCTTCGATATGATCATTCAGGTTCACGATGAGATCGCGTTCAGTATCCGGGACCCGAAGGAGGGCGAGGCCGCGGCGGAGATCATGCGCACTTGCGTTCCATTGGAACTTCCCTCGAAGGTGGACGTGGAGGTTGGGCCGACCTGGGGCCATTCGATGGGTTGGAACGGGGAGCTGCCGGAATGAAGTATTGCTATCAATGTGACGCCCAGGTCACGTATCTGTTTGGGGACGGGCGCTGTGGCCGCTGTACCCGATTGACCCCGGAGGAAGTCCGGGGCGAACCTCTGGAGAATGAAATGCGCAAGAGTAACGACAACACCGTGGAATTGGAAGGCGTCCTGGAACGCGAGACGGAGAAAGCCTATTTGGTGGACTTCGGGTTGGCCGACAAGGTCTGGATGCCCAAGTCGCAGGTCCGCGACGTTCAGAAGGGGTCCGGGCGCACCGCGACCCTCACCGTCACGGAATGGATCGCCAACGAGAAGGGCTTGATATGAGCCGGGTCGAAACAATCACCCTGGTGTTCAACGAACTCCCGCCCTTCGCCCGGACGATGGGGCTGAAGCTGTCCCTGGGCGCGGAGTACGTTGGAACCCGGCCTGCCGGGTCGCGGGACCCGTTCGATATGCGGGACGATGAGGGGACGCCGTTCAAGGCGGTTCGCCCCACGCTCAATTCGCCCTATTGCCGCGAGCTTCCGCCCCGTCAACAGAAGTGGGACCGCCGCTATGTGGACCTGGCCCGCGAGGTCGCCGGTTGGAGCAAGGACCCGTCCACGAAGGTTGGCGCGGTCCTGGTGCGCCCGAACAACTCCGTGGCCTCCACGGGCTACAACGGCTTCCCTCCGGGACACGACGATCACCCGGCCTTGTATGCGGATCGCGCCTACAAGTATGAGCACGTCATACACGCTGAAGTGAATGCGCTCAACTTTTACGGGTCGCCCACTCCTGGGTTTACGCTCTATACTTCTTTCCCCTGCTGTCCCGATTGCGTAGAACGGGCCGGGAAGGCTGGCGTGGGCCGTATTGTGTACCCTCGCCTGGACGTGTCGGGCCGCGATGCCTCCTGGGCAGCGGAGTGGCGCGAGCGGTTGGAGAAGGCCCAGGAGGTCGCGCAGCGGTACGGAATCGAGGTGGAGGTGCTGGATGAGTGAAGCGGCGATGTGGGAATCCATCCGCCCGGTCCTGAAGAAACTGGACCCGGTGCGGATCGAATCGCACATGACCGGCGGAGTCCCGGACGTGAACTACAGCCAGGGTTGGATTGAGCTGAAGTACATGGACCGCTGGCCGCCCCGGGGCGGGCCGCTTCGGGTGGATCATTTTACGGCGGCGCAGCGGGCTTGGCACGTGCGTCGCCGGAAGGCCGGGGGCCGGTCCTTCGTCCTGCTGAAGGTGGGGGCGGGGGAGTGGCTGTTGTTTGATGGAGCGGTCGCCGCGGTCCTGTTGGGCAAGGCGCTGAGGGACCGCTTGTATGAAGTATGTGTGTGCCGGTGGACCCGGCTACCAAAGACTGAGGAGATATGTCCATGGCTGCTATCATGACGCCGACCAAGGGGGAAAGCCTCTTGCTGTGGCGCCGCCGCAAGGGCCTGAATCAGGTCCAGGCCGCGTCAGAATACAATGTTCATCCTGACCGCTACCGCGAATGGGAAGCGGACCGCCGGACGGAGGATCAACCGCGCCAACACCTGGGCGAGCTGAAGCCGCACGAGCTTTGCGTGCTCGCTCGCCGCCGCGCCGGTCAGACCCAGCGTCAGGTGGCCGCGGCTATCGGGATGACTCGCCTATGGGTCATCAAGATGGAGGAGGGCGTTGCGCCGGTCGAACGTCTGCGTGAATACTGGGGGATTTGACATGGCGGGGAAACAACAAGCGGACCTCCCGCAACACCGTACCAAGGACGCCATCGACTTCCTGCGCAAGTGGTGCCCGGAAGGTCCTTGGGTCCTCACCGCGATCATCCCGGACGGCAAGACCGAGACAGTGACGTTTCTACCCGCGGCCTGGCAGAAGGCCGCGGAGTGGATCGAGTCGCATCAAGGCAAGCGCAACCTGTACTTCCACGTGAACCCGGTCCGCCGGTCGCTGGACGTGAAAGCCTCCAAGGAGGACATCGCCCGACTGGCCTGGCTCCACGTGGACATCGACCCGCGCGCCGGGGAGGACTTCGAGGAGGAGCGCGCCCGGGCGCTGAAGCTGCTGCGCGGGTACGACCTGCCGCCAACCGTGATCGTGGACTCCGGGGGCGGCTATCAGGGCTTCTGGAGGTTGGCCCCGTCCGACAAGCTGGATATCAACGGCTCCATCGCCAAGGCGCAGGAGCTGGAGGCGTACAACATTCAGCTGGAAAAGATATTCCAGGCCGACCACTGTCACAACGTGGACCGCATCATGCGCCTCCCGGGCACCATCAACGTGCCCAACGCGAAGAAGGCGAAGAAGGGCCGCAAGCCCGCGCTGGCGACCTTGGTGGACTGGGATGAGTCCCGCCTGTACAACATCGATCAGTTCACCCCCGCGGTTCGAGTCCAGACCGGCGAGCAGGGCCTGGCGGGCGGACGGCCCAAGGTAACGATCACCGGCAACGTCCCCGACATCGGGACGGAGGAGCTGCGCGAGTGGGCCCAGGAGCACGGCAAGGCGATCAGTGATCACTGCCTCGCGCTGATCGCTACTGGGCAGGACCCGCTGGACCCGACCAAGTACCAATCCCGCTCCGAAGCCCTGTTCAAGGTCTGCTGCGATCTGGTCCGGGCCGAAGTACCGGATGAGATGATCTATGCCGTCATCACGGGCAGCAACGAGATTGCCGCCAGCGTCCGCGACAAGCCGAACTGGGAAAGCTATGCGCTGCGCCAGATCGAGCGGGCGCACGAGGAGGCGATTGACCCTTGGCTGCGGCTCCTGAACGAGAAGCACGCCGTGATCGCCGACATCGGCGGGAAGTGTCGAATCATCAGCGAGGTCATGGACCCGTCGATGAACCGGACCCGGATCAGCAAGCAGTCCTTCGAGGACTTCCGCAACCGCTACCGTCACCAGAAGGTTGTCGTGGGTCACAACGACAACGGCCAACCGATCACGAAGGCCGCGGGGGCGTTCTGGATCGACCACCCGCAGCGCCGCCAATATGAGACAATCGTGTTCGCCCCGGGCCGGGAGGTCGATGACGCCTACAACCTGTGGCGGGGGTTCGCCTGCGACTCGCTCCCGGGCGACCGCCACGAGTCCTTCCTGCGTCATATCCGCGACAACGTCTGCTCCGGCAACCCGNAGCACTACAGCTACCTGTTGGGCTGGATGGCGCGGTTGGTTCAGCACCCGGACGGCCCGGGCGAAGTGGCCGTGGTCCTCCGCGGTCGCCGCGGCACCGGCAAGTCCTTCTTCGTGAAGCAGCTGGGGCGGCTGTTCGGGCGTCACTTCCTCCAGGTGTCGGACTCGAAGCACCTGGTGGGCTCCTTCAACGCCCACCTCCGCGATACGATCCTGCTGTTCGGTGATGAGGCGTTCTTCGCCGGGGACAAGAAGCACGAGTCAGTCCTCAAGACCTTGGTCACGGAGGAGCACCTGATTGTCGAGGGCAAGGGCGTGGACGCCGAAGCCGCGCCCAACTACGTCCACTTGTGCCTCGCCTCGAACGAGGACTGGGTGGTGCCCGCGGGTCTGGATGAACGCCGGTTCTTCGTGATGGAGGTCGGCGAGGGCAACAAGCAAGATCACCGTTACTTCAAGCAGATCAAGGAGGACCTGGACAACGGGGGCCTTGAATCGCTGCTCCACTTCCTGCTCACGTACAACCTCGAAGGGTTCGAGGTCCGCCAGGTTCCCCAGACCCAGGCGCTCCAGGAGCAGAAGATTATGAGCATGAGCCCGGAGACGCAGTGGATGTTCGAGAAGCTGTGGGAGGGCCGGGTGCTCAAGACGCATCAGGACTGGGCCCCGAAGGTAATGAAGGATGCGCTGTATGACGACTACGTGAACGACCTCCGGGACCAGGGCCGGAACTTCCGCATGAGCCGGACCGGCTTGGGCAAGTTCCTCCACCGGGTCCTCCCCGGCCTCGAAGGTCGGCAGGAAACCGCGGACGTGCCTTGGACCAATGAGCACGGCTTTGAGGTGACGATCAGGAAGCGGGTGTACATGTACTACCTTCCGACCCTCGCCCAAGCCCGGGCGTACTGGGATCAGAACCTGGGCGGGCCGTTCGATTGGCCGAAGGTCGAGCCGTCCCAGGAACCCCTCCCGGACGCTCCGAAGTCCGACGACAAGCCGCCGTTCTGAGGAGCCCGACCGTGAGCGACACATTGGAGGCGACAAAGCGCGAGCTGGAGGAGGCCGGAATCAAGTACACGGTCGAATCCGGCAAGCGCCACTACAAGGTGAGGTTCACGGTTC